GGCGATAATCCTTATCTCGACGAGCAAGCCTCTAAATTTCAAGATATCCAACATGTCATCATCAAAGATATTGTAGAAGAAACCAAAGATAGCAAAAGCTTTATCTTAATTCCTGATAAAGAACTTGGCACGGAAAATCTATGTCCTTTCAAAGCTGGCCAATACATCAGTATCATCATTAATAATGCTTCTGTCTATACGACTCGTGCTTACTCTTTATCATCATCTCCCGGGTATGTTGCCAAAAACTTATATCGCATCACTATCAAAAAAGTAGAGGGTGGCCTGGTAAGTAATTACATGCTAAACCATGTTAAAGTAGGCGATAAACTAACTCCTAAACAACAACGTTGGATAGATGAGTATATTAAGTGTGATAACTTGACTGAGGCAACTATCAATGCTGGATATTTGTGTAAAAATGCTAGGTTTATGGGATATCAAAATAGTATCAAGTTTAAAGAACTTATTGATAAGCGTAGACTAGAAGTTAGTAAACAAATAAATGACAAAGGAATAGCAGAACTTGAAGAAATATTCAAGTTTTGGACTGACACCTTTAAAAATAATTGTGAAGATACAAGAGACCGTATTAAAGCCAGTGAACTTTTGGCAAAAGCTAAAGGTGGTTTTATTGAGAAAAAAGAGGTCAAAATTGTTGATACTGACTGGTTTATAGAGGAGTAATATAAGTGGCTAGAAAATTAAACCCAGCAATATTTAATGATTGGGTCTATAAACATATAGATGACTACTCACACCGTATAGAAGTATATATGGGTGGTGCTGGTAGTGGTAAAAGTTATGGAGCTACACAAAAGGTATTACTCAAAGCACTAAAACATAAGCGTACAATATTGGTTATAAGAAAAATACAACGTACAATAAAACACTCTATATGGTCGTTAATGCTAACACACTTACGTAATAGTGGTTATTATGAACAATGTAGAATAAATAGAAGTGATTTCGAAATAGAGCTACCAAATGGCTCTATTTTTATTTTCAAAGGTTTAGATGATGAAGAGAAAATTAAGTCTATTGATGGTATTACTGATATTGTTATTGAAGAAGCTACAGAGCTTACTGAGGATGAGTTTACACAGTTAAACTTACGTTTAAGAGCTTTAGTCGATTTTCCACAAATATACTTAATGTTTAACCCTATCTCAAAAAAGAACTGGGTTTATAGTTACTTTTTTACTGGAGAAATACCACTAAACGCCAAAATAATTAAAACTACTTATAAAGATAATAAGTTTTTAAGTGCTGAATACATAGCAGAGTTAGAGAGACTACAATATCGTAACCCAGCCTACTATCGTATCTACACTTTGGGAGAGTTTGCTACTTTAGATAAGCTAGTTTTTGGTACATACACTACTAAGATTATTAGTGAGAACGATATAAAAGGTTTGAAACGATGGATAGGTTTAGACTTTGGTTATATCAACGACCCGTCGGCTTTAGTATGGGGATATATTGATACAACAAATAAGAAAATCTATGTTACAGGCGAGTATGTACGTAAAGGTATGAAAAATGATGAGATAGCTGAAACGATGTTTGATTTAGGACTATCTAAAGACAAGTCCTATGGAGACTGTGCAGAGCGTAAAAGTATAGATGAAATTAAAGATAAAGGTATAAACATAGACCCTACTGAGAAAGGTAAAGGCTCTATTATACATGGTATTCAATGGATACAACAATACGAGCTTATAGTTGACGAACGTTGTTACAAAGTTATTGAAGAATTAGAAAATTATACTTGGAAAAAGGACAAGAAAACTGGAGAGTATATTAACGAGCCAGTTGATACCTTTAACCATACAATAGACGCTATTAGATATGGGTTGAATAAATACATAAAAGGAACTAAAACCCCTAAGGTTTATGTTAAACCAGTTGGGTTATGAAAGGAGCTGAGGATATGCCAATGTTAAAGAAAGATAATGACTTAGAAAAATGGGTAAAGGCAATAGGTCGAAATATAATTGATAAAGCTGAGGATATAGGACGTGATACGAATAAAGTAAGAACCGTTACAATATATGCTTGTATAACTCCTGATGAAATATTAAATTTTGATATTACTAAAAACTATGGTGTAGAAATGATGGAAGAAAAAGAGAGTAAGGAGGTGTAATAGATGTATACACTACCAAAAGATACCAAGATAACAAATCAAGTATTAAATGATGTTATCGAATATAATGAGAAATACAAAGAACGTTATAAAATGCTAGAAAACTACTATCTTGGTAAGCAAGCTATTTGTAATCGTAAAAAAGGCGATAGCTTAAAGAATAATAAAATTATGGTAAATCATGCTAAATATATAACCGATACTAATGTCGGTTATTTACTTGGTAACCCAGTTGATTATCAAGTTAGCGAAGAATATGACATACAACCAATTTTAGATATGTATAAGAAACAAACTATCAACGACCTTGATAGTGAGATATCAAAAGATGTATCTATTTTTGGTAAACAGTATGAGTATGTTTACGCTAATGAGGACGCAGAACCGCGTAGTTGTGAGAGTGATAATAAAAATACTATTATTGTTTATGATGATACTGTAGAACATAATAAACTTTTTGGGTTAATTTATAGACCTATAAAAAAAGGCGATAATTTTAAATACTGGGAAATAATATACGTTGATGATAAGATAAAACGTGTTTATAAATCATATAGCAAAAGCTTAAACCAAATTGGTAAAGATGAACCTCACGCTTTTGGAAAAGTACCAATTATAGAATATAAAAATAACCCCGAATTTTTAGGAGATTTTGAACCAGTAATTAGCTTGATTGACGCCTATAACTTATTACAAAGCGATAGGGTTAATGATAAAGAGCAGTTAGTAGACGCTATTTTGTGTATGTATGGTATGGACTTTGATGACGAACAAGCTGAGATGTTAAAAGAAAGTCGTATGTTAGCAAATATACCAAGTGATGGTAAAGTTGAATATTTAATAAAAACTTTGCAAGAGGGAGATGTTGACATATTAAGGCAAAACCTCGAAAATGACATACATAAAATAAGCATGGTACCAAATATGAGTGATGAAAACTTCGCTAACAATTCAAGTGGTGTAGCTATTAGATATAAGTTACTAGCCTTTGAACAAAATATTAAAAATAAAGAACGCTACATGGAAAAAGGTCTCATGGAACGTTTTGAATTATATAAGAATTTTTTAGTTGCTAAATCTCAAATGGAAGAAGTACCAGTTGAAGAGGTAGACGCTGTATTTAAACGTAATTTACCAAGTAACGACCTTGAAATATCACAAATGATTAATAATTTAAGTGATTATGTTGACACTGAAACATTAATAAGCCAATTATCATTTATTAAAGACGCTAGTGAAATTGTTGAGTTAAAAAAAGTTGAGGAAGAAGCTAAACCTAAAGACCCATATGATAACTTGTTTAAAACAAATGAAATTGTAGATAGTAATAGTGGACTAGAAACAACAACGGTGGATAACAATTTAGAGGAGTAAATAAATGAGTAAATCTTCCAAATATTGGGATAGAAGAGCATTAAAGCGTTTAAATGATGTCGAAAAATCTAGTGATTTATATATTAAACGTATAAAAAACATATATAAACAAGCATATAAAAATATAGAAAAAGATATTGAAAATATTTATCAAAATTATTCAAAAGATACGGGCTTAGATGTTCAAAAATTGAAAGAATTACTCACACGTAGTGAAACAAAGAAAACTTGGGAACAAATGAAACGTCAAGGTTTAGATAAATATGTAAAAAACAATTATAAGTCTCGTATATCAAGATTAGAACAAATACAAGCTCAAATATATGCTAAAGCTAAACAAATATATCCTAAAGAAGAACTAGAACAAACTATGTGTTATAAAGGTGTTATAAACAATAGCTACTATAAAGCTGTTTATGATACACAAATGGGTACTGGTTATGATTTTAGTTTTAATAAAATAGATGAGAATTTATTTAATAGTTTATTAAATGAACAATGGAGTGGAGCTAACTATAGTCAACGAATATGGAAGAACACGGATATATTAGCTGATAGTGTAAGTCAAATAGTCGGTGGTGCCATATTGAGTGGGCAAAGTATAACCAAAACTTGTAAACAAATTCGTGATAGTTTTGATGTATGTAATTATTATGCTAAACGTTTAGTTAGAACAGAAACAAATCATTTTAACAATGAGGCTGACGCTATGGCTTATGAGGAAATGGGTATTGACAAATATGTTTTTGTTGCCACTTTAGATAGTCGTACTAGTGAAAAATGTCAGAATATGGATAATAAAGTCTTTGACTATAAAGATAAAGAGACTGGTGTTAATTTTCCACCTCTACACCCTAATTGTCGTAGTAAAACACGTGGATATCTTGGGGAAGAAATGGAAATGACGCTAAAACGTAGAGCTAGAAACCCTATAACTGGTAAAACTGAAATAATAAATAATATGAGTTATAATGACTGGATAAAAAGATATGGTCTAGGTGCCAATAATCTAAATAATACTTTAGAAAAACATCCTAAACCTAAACACCTAGGCAATATAAATATAAAAAATACTAAAGAAATAGATAAGGTTTTAAACAACTATGAAAAGCTAATAAAAAATGATACAATAGAAAACGCAATAGTTATCACTAAAAGAGGAGAAGTATATCAATGTTTTGGTAATGCTAATAATGTATGGGTTGATGTTGATTTAGGTAAAAAGCTAAATGGAGCAACAATAACACATAATCATCCGAAAGATGAAACATATTTTGGTTTTAGCGAACAGGATATAAATATCTTTGAAAAATTTAATTTAAAGAGATTACGAGGTGTAGATTATAAATTTACTTATGAATTAAATAGAAATAAAAAGCCAGTTTTAAAATCTCCTAACTTTGATGATAATGACGTTGGACTAGAACATATCAAATCAATTGATTATGCTATTAAAAATAATATTTATTATATGAGGTGGAAAAATGACAAGAAATGAAATACAAAAAGAGTTTGAAAAAGAATTAAAAAAAATTGTCGATTTTCACAGTGAAAAAATAAAAAATATGACCCAACCAAAAGAGTGGGAATATATGAAGAAAAATAAAGTTAATGAACAAATAAAAGAATTGCAAGAAAAATATAAAAAGAAATACAAAGACGCAAAATAAAGCGTCTTTTTTAGTGTATGGAAATCTCGCTAATTGAACTTATCCATTAAGGTAAAGAAGTCATCTCCTTTCAAAATATCTAGTAAAATTGACGTTAAACTTGGAGCGAGACAGGTAGCTTATATGAGGTTTAGGAGCTACATTTAATAGACAAGTAACTCAACTGGTTAGAGTACACGGCTTATATCCGTGGAGTTGTGGGTTCAAGTCCTACCTTGTCTACCAATATTGGAATTAAGACGCATAAGTGCGTCTTTTTTCATATAAAATATGCACAATATTTTTAAAATACTGTGCATATTCTTTTTTTATTTTAGCCGAGAGGCGTAAAACCGAGAAAGGAGTTATCGAGCATGGAAGATAACAAACAGACTACTCCAGTAGTTGAGACACCAGCAACTACTAATAGTGAGGCAAAAGGTGGAAACAAAAGTTTTTCTCAAACTGATATGGATAATTTAGCCAGTAAAGTAAGACTTGAGGAAAAAGCTAAAACTCAAGAGGCTATTAAGGAAGCACTAGCTGAATATGATAGACAAGCTAAATTAACTGAGGAAGAACGAGAAAAAGAGGCTAAAAGTAAACGAGAAGCTGAACTTAAAGCTCGTGAGGATGAAATTACTTTACGTGAAAGAAAGTTACAAGCTCAAGAATTACTACAAGCCAAACATATCCCTATTGACTTAGTGGAATTTATAGTTGATTTAGATGAAAATAAAACTAAAGATAATATTGAAAAACTAGCGAAAACATATAACAAGTCAGTAGAGACAGGAGTAACTGATAAATTAAAGGGAACTCCACCAACCGACTTTTCTAATTCAAATAACGAAGAAAACACCTCTAAAAAAATTAGTGGTGCTTTTTAATGCCAAAAAATTAGATAAAGGAGTGATGTATATATGGCAAGACAAGACGCATTAAGTATTTATATTAATGATACAGAAAAAGATAAATTAGCTGAAACTTACGGAGAGGTAATTGAGGCAGTACAAAAAGGAGCTGTCTCAGAACAAATTAAAAACAAAAACTATAGTGGAGACCCTACTACTGGTAGTGTTGAAATCTCTAGGTTCGCTAATGCTAAAGTTAATGATAAAGGAACAGCTCGTACTAATGGTAAGGGAGATAAATTAAAAAATAGTGGTAAGGTAACAATCAATGTTGATACTGATAAAGAAATTGTGGAAGAATTTACAAGAAAGGACTTAAAATTACATGGAGTTAGTGGTATTGCTGAGAAGAGAAAAACTAATCATATTAAACGTATGATAGCATATCTAGATACTGAATTTTTTGCTAAGGCTGAGGAAGAGGGTACAGTTATAACTATGCCAGCTGATATTACAGCTTTAGCTGAAAAATTAGAAACGCTTATCCAAGATGTAGAAACTACTAAAAATGATTGGGTGGACGGTGTTGACCGTGATATGTTAGTTTTAACTGTTACACCAAGTGTATATGGTAAATTAGCTAATTATATCGATAGTATTCCTAACTCAATAAATGGTCTTAATGACGAAATTTTCCACAAAGTTAGAATTTTTAGTAATCACAGACAAACAAAAGATGCTATTTGTATGATAGACGGTGCTGTGGGTCAGTTAGTTACTACTGACGAGTACGACGCTGAAAAAATACCACTATCTAACGACTACGGTTTAGAGTTATTTTTCTCTAAAGGTACAAAGGCTGTTATGCCAGATTTAATTAAATATGTTGAAACAATTTAATTAAATCAAAATAATAAAAAATAAATATTAGAAAAAAGGAAATGGTGGAATTATGAAAACATTTAAAAATAAAAAAACTGGAGTATTGGAACACGTAACAAATGAAAAGTTACTTGCTCAATATGAAAAGTATACTGACGTTTACGAATTGGTAAATGAAAAGGCTGAAAATGAACCTACTTTAAAAGAACTAAAGGAACAAGCTGACGCTTTAGGTATTAAATATAAAGCTAAAGTTACTAGAGCTGAACTTTTAGAATTAATTAAAGAAAATAATTAGTTACAATAGTCTACTACTAAAGGAGGTGTTAATATGGACGAAAAACAAGTCACTAAAATTAAAGAATATTTAAAAATTATCAACAAAAATATTGATAATATAGAAAAAGATAATAAAGACCTTGTAAATTTTTCAATATACGAGGTTGGAGATAGAGTACAGCTTTATTTAAATAGTGATACTATACCTACTAAAGTAGAGCGTATACTTGCTAAAATTGTAAATAATGGGTTAAAAAAATGTCTAAAAGAGATAGAAATATCCAAAGATGACAATACAGCAGTTGACTTAGTTGTTACAAGTATTAGTGATAATGGGCAGTCTATATCTTACGCCAACGAAGTAACAAAGTATTTTACAACAGTAAGTGATGAGGAGTTGTTTACTGGTTTTACTGGGTTACTTAGTAGATATAGGAGGATAAAAGTTGTATATCCCAAAAACAATGATGAAGAAAATAGCTAATACTTTTTATGACAAGGAAGTTGAAATATTAGAAAAAGAAACTAATATTGACGCTGAGGGGGGAATAACAAGTAAAGGCTTAACACTATGTGATAAATTTAATGGTAATGTTAGTTTTTCAAATTGTAAAAAAATTCAAGAAGAATACGGACTTGACTATGAGATAGATATATCAATAACAACTACTCAAGATACTAATATAAATAAAGATAATTTTATCAAGTATCAAGATGTAGTCTATTATGTTACTGATATATTACCTAGTGATAGTCATATTCTAATAGTTGGTACTAAATGGCGACAGTAAAAAATATTGAACGCCTATTATCCAAATTTAACAATATTGCCAAAATGGACTTAAAAAAGACAATGGTACAGGCTACAAAAGTAGTACACGCTCAAGCTAAAACTTTGGCTCCAGTAGATACTGGTAATCTTGCTGGTAGTATTCACATGGGAGTTAAAGCAAAGGCTAATAAGATAGAGGGACGCATATTTACTAATTTAGAATATGCTCCTTTTGTTGAGTTTGGTACTGGTAGTAATGGTAATGGAACTTATCCGTATAAAGTAAAAGGACTTAATTTATCTTATCGTGATACCTCGTGGGTTTATAGTGATGGAGAAAAATTTTATCACACTAACGGACAAGTAGCTCAACCATATATGTATCCAGCACTTAAACAAAATAAAAAATACATTAGGCAATTATTCAAAGACGGAGTACATACCCAGTTAAAACGAAATTGTAAGGGAGGTAGATAATAATGTATTTACCTAAAAGTGATATTTACAATAGTTTAAAGAAATTAAAATATTTTGTTTCTCAAACTCAACCACCTATATTTACTGATTTACCAGCAATTATATTTAAGGTTGGTAATAACTCTATAAATACTGATTTAGATAATATTATTTTAAGTCAAGATATAGAGATACAAATAGATATATGGACTGAAACTAGTGCAGTAGCTAGTAGAGTATTATCCGAAGTTGAGGAATTAATGAGACTAAATCACTATAATATGTCATTTTCAAATGACGTACCAAACAGTGGGAACTTATTCCATATTGTGAGTAGGTTTACCAAAGTTATCTAACACTTTAGGGTGTTTTTTATTTTGCTAAAAAGGAGGTAACAAAATGGAAGAAGAAATCAAACAAGCAACTCGTACTATGGGAACTACTCTTACTAAAAATAAGAGTGGAGATGAAACAACAGATTTAAGAATTGCTAATCTAACATCAATCGGAGAAATTGGTGTTGAGAGTGAGGAAATAGATACTACAGATTTAGACAGTCCAGATAATTATAAAGAATTTATCGCTGGGTCTAAAGATGGTGGAGAAGTGTCTGTCGCTGGTAACATTAAAGACGAAAGCAATGTTGAAAAAATGTTAGCATTAGCTGAAAGTCAAAGCGTAGAGCCTTGGACGGTTACATATCCAAGTGGAGCTACTTGGAAGTTTAGAGCTTTTGTTAAGTCTTTCAAAGACGGAGAAAAGACAACTGACGGTTTAGCTACATTTAGTGCTACTTTAAGAATTAGTGGTAAACCAGTTTATACTAAATCGGCAGCATAGTTATGGGGGAGACTGGTTTTTATAAACTGGTCTCCCTCTTTTTTATTTTGAAACTAAGAAATAGGAGGATATAAAAATATGAAATTAAATTTAAAATATAATGCTACAAAAGTAGATGAAATAGAACAAAATAAAAAGCTACCAATAGAAAATTGTATCGCTGATACTACTATTGGAAACTTGGCTTTATTTATCCAAAAAGGACTAATTGATGATAACGGAGTACATGGCGTAAGTAAAAATGTAGCGATAGATGTTATCGATAAATACTTAGCTGAGAACGATAAAGACGAGTTAGTTATGGATATTATGGGGGCTTTAATTGACGGTGGTTTTTTATCGAGAGACGTGAACTTGGAGAAGATAAGAACTTTGAAGATGAAGCGTCAAAAAGAGTTGAACGAACAGATAGACAACCTATAAAATCATATAAATACTTCGGCGATATGTGGCGAGATATAGAAGAGGACGCTATCAGAATAGGACTTGACCTCCATTATTTTTGGTCGCTAAACCCAAAACAATGGGCTAAATATATCAAAGTATTTAATGAAAAAGAAAAACAAAGGCTTAAAGAGATAGATACATTAAATTACCTTTTAGGTAAGTATGTAGCTTATGGAGTAAACAACCCTAAGCACTATCCAAGTAAACCGTTTACTGAAAAAAGCACTGATTTAAAGCCCATGAGTGACGAGGAGATGGAAAGACAAGCTCGTCGTAACACAATAAAAATGGGAGGTGTTATAAATGACAGTTGATGAGTTACAAGTCTTAATAACAGCCAATACAACAGCATTGCAAAAAGAAATTGCTAAAACTAATGGAACAATAGCAAGTTTAAAAAAGAGTGCAGATAAAAGCCAAGCTGGTATTACATCAGTTTTTAAAAAATTAAAAACTGGTATTGTAGCCTTGGGTATTGGTAAAGTTATAAAAGATAGTATAACAACAGGTATGGACGCTGTTGAAAGTGATAGTTTATTTGAGACATCTTTAGGTAAATGGGCAGACAGTGTTAGAGAGTGGAGTGAAGAAACTTCAAATGCACTAGGGTTAAATGCTGTTGCTATGAGAAAAAATACGGGTGTTATTTATAATATGACTAGCTCCATGGGAGTAGCAGAAAATAACGCATTGAAGATGTCGAAAGGTATAAGTTTATTAAGTGAAGACATGGCGTCTTTTTATAACTTAGACAGTAGTGAAGCTTTTAACAAATTAAGAGCTGGTCTTACTGGAGAAACCGAGCCATTAAAGGCACTAGGTATCTTAGTAGATGAAAATACTGTAAAACAAGTAGCATATAGTGAGGGTATTGCTGAAAATGGAGCTGAATTAACACAGCAACAAAAAGTACTAGCACGATATGTTGCTATTTTAAAGCAAACGGGTAATGCTCAAGGAGACTTAGCCCGTACAATAGATAGTCCAGCTAACCAGTTGAGACTATTAAAAAATCAAGTTAGTCAATTAGGACTAGCTTTTTCTAATTTCTTAATGCCGATTATAAGTGCTGTTTTACCATATATCACGGCTTTTGCTAAAGTTATTACCTTAGCCTTAAACAGCTTAGCTAAATTTATGGGGTTAAAAAGTACTAATGCCAGTAACGAAACCTCTAAAATAAGCTCTAATGTAGGAGGCTTAGGTAGTGGTTTAGACGACGCAAATAAAAAGGCTAAGAAATTAAAAGGAACTTTAGCAAGTTTTGACGAAATGAACGTACTACAAGACAACTCTAGTGATAGTAGCTCTACTGGTAGTGGAGGTGGAGGTGCTGGAGCTGGAGGACTAGACTTTGACTTAGGAGAATATGACGCTCATTTAGACTGGGTAAGCAGTAAAACTGACGCTATTGTTGAAAAAATAAAAAATGCATTTAAAAGTGTTGGTAGTGTTATAAATTCTATATGGAAATCGGAACCAGTCCAAGCTTTTGCTGGTGCAGTAACAAGTTACGGTCAATTCGTCTTCGATTTTTGGAGTACACTAGGTCAAAATTTATGGCAAAATCTTCAATTAACTTGGTCTAATATTGAGGGAAATCTAAGTACTTCACTATCTAACATGAGCAATTTATGGACTAATTTTTGGACTGATATACAAGTTGGTATTGAAACTTGGGGACAACCTATCATAGACGGAGTTAGTGGTTTGTTTAACTCTATATGGTTGGACGCAGTTGACCCAGCTATACAACTAATAAGCAAAGCTTGGGCTGATTTTAGTGGAATACTTTTAAATTTATGGAATGAACACGGAGAGCCACTTATCAATAATATAGGAGAGTTTGCTACAAAAACAATAGCTTTATTTCAAAGCATATGGGACAACGTATTAGAACCAATAATCACGCCATTCCTAGAAACTTTAAGTTGGTTATGGGATGAGCATATAAGCAAAATTGTAGAAAAAACTGGCGATTTTGTAGGAAAATTGGTTAATGGAGCACTAGAAATTTATAACAAATTTATACAACCAATAGCAATTTGGTTATTGGAAAAACTAGCTCCAGCTTGGGCGTTTTTATCGAACGCTGTTATCGGAGTGTTAGGGTCTATACTCGCTGTTATTAGTGATGTAATAGGCTCAATTATAGGTATATTCGGTGGTATTATCGACTTTATAACTGGTATTTTTACTGGAAATTGGTCAAAAGCTTGGAACGGAATAAAAGATATATTTAAAAATATCATAGACGGCTTGGTTGGTATATTCAAATTTCCTATTAATTTAATTATAGATGGAATTAATAGTTTTATCTCAGGGTTAAATAAAGTCAAAGTACCAGATTGGGTACCAGCTGTTGGAGGGAAAGGTATTAATATTCCTAAAATACCAAAGTTAGCTAGAGGTGGAATTGTAGATAGACCTACAACAGCAATTATAGGAGAGGCTGGTAAAGAAGCAGTTATGCCACTTGAAAATAACACAGGATGGATAGACCAATTAGCCGATAAATTAAGTAGTAGGTTTGGTAGAAATGGTAACCCAATGCAATTGATAATTAAACTAGGAGAAGATACTATTTTTGATAAATTTATTGACTATATGGAAGATAAAAACTTTGAAACAAACGGGGAGGTGTTTGATTTATGATTTATAGAGGAAACTTAATAAAAATAGCTGGTAATAACATACCAGCTATTACTAATTATAAAGTAGGACGTAATAAATTATGGAAAGACGCTGACCGTAATATGAGTGGAGACGTTAGAGCTACACTTATAGGTATTTTCCCTAAAATAGAACTCACTATCGGTTATACTACTCAAGACGAGATGTCTAACTTATGCCAAATACTCGACCAAGATTATTTTGAGGTCGAGTATTTTGATGTAAGGGTAAATGGTACTACTAAAGCCATGTATTATGCTGGAGATTATGCTAACGAAATATTTGATAAAACAAGAGGCTTATATAAGCCTTTTACTGTCTCTCTGGTACCCGTTTCTAAAAGGAGGTATTAGATGATTAGTGTAAGTAATAATTTTAAAAATGCAATGAAACAACCAATAAAAGAATTGGACGCTTATATTGAGTTAGATGAAAACAATAAAATTACAAGTGCTGACGATTTAATATCTTTTAAACTTAGTTGTGATACAAGTATGTGTAAAACAGCTATGAGAAAATTAGAGGGTAAATATCTAGGAGAACATAATTTACTAGGAGAGTGGGTACACGTTGGTTTTGGTGTAAAGCTACCTAATGGTAGCTTTGAGTACCTAGATTATGGGTCTTTTTTAATTACCGAAATAACAACGGTAAAAGATACTGGAGTTACAAGTATTATAGGTTATGACAAGATGATAAATACGATGACTAAGTATTCAAGATTAAATGTAGAATATCCAATAGATTTATATAACTATACTAAACAATTGTGTACAAGCTGTGGTCTTGAACTTGGAAACGATACTTTTATTCACAATAATTGGCAAATAAACCAAGAATTATGGGAAAATATTGACGGTATAACTTATCGTGATATTTTAGTACAAATAGCCCAAGCTACAGCTAGTACGTGTACTATAAGTAATGATGATAAAGTTTATTTTAAATATTTAACTGATACTAACGAGCAACTAACTTATGATAATATGAAAAAGTTAAAATTGGAACCTATCTATGGAGAGATTAACAGTGTTGTATTATCTCGTACTCCACAAGAAGATAATATTTATATGAGAGATGAAGAAAGTATACAAATTAATGGTCTTACTGAATATAAAATCGAAAACAATGAGATTATTGATAAAGACCGTGATAATGCAATGACACCAATTTATAATACTTTGCATGGAATAAGTTATTATCCTTTTGAAACAACAACCGAGGGTTTAGGTTGGTATGAAATAGCTGATAGTTTGGATATAGTTAATGATACTGGAGATGTGTTTAACACTTCTCTTTTTAATTTTAGTATAAGTGTAGATGGTGGTATTAAAGAAATATTAAAGACAACAGCAGATACAAAAACACAAACTCAATATCAGTACGCTACAACAATAGCTAAAAGAGTTAAAAATACTGAAATAGTAGTAAATAAACAAGAACAGTACATAGAACAACTAGTTACAGATATGTACGAGGAAGACGGTGTAATACACGAAAATTTTACAAATGTTTATCAAAATATCGAAAATATTGTAAATAGTGTTCAAAACAGTGGTGGTAGTAACTTAATTAAAAACTCGGTCATGTTTGCCTATGATACTGACAATAACCCAAATGATTGGGAAGTAGAGGGAGAGGGTAATTTAATTATATCTAGTAGTCCCGAGGCGTTAGCAAACGGTAGCTTAAGTGGGCATACTTTCACTTTATTAAATAAGAAAGTAAGACAAAGAGTTTATGTAAAAGTTGATAATGATGATATCCCAAGTGATAAAAAAACTTATTATACGTTTTCTACTAAGATTAAAAAAGATGTTACTGGTACTTGTTATGTAAAACTCTATAACTCAAATGAAGAATACATCATAGAACTAGGAGAGGGAGACAGTAGTTTTTATGGAGACTATGAGATAAAAGCTCTCTTACCTAAAGATAATTACTATGATATCGAGTTTTACGGAAGTGTTGATAGTAACGCTACATTTACTGATAATATGTTTGCTATCGGAGACTATAAAACGCAGTGGCAACAAGCAAGTGGGGAGATAATGAATACTCAAGTTAATATAAATATCGACGGAGTACTTATTAAATCAAGTGTATATCTTGGAGATTATACTGTAATGTCTCCTCTTGAGTTTGCTGGATATTCAAATATTAACGGAACTGTTACTAAAGTTTTTAGTTTAAATAAGGATACAACCCTAGTAAAAAAATTAGAAGCCGAGGACGAAATTAAAATGATACCTATAAAAATCGTCCCAATTACCACAGGAGACCTACAAGGTTGGGCTTTTGTTCCAAGTACTGGAGGTGGTAATTAATGGCTACAGTATTAGGAACAACGTATCTAAACGGATGTAATTATCAATTATCTTATGATTTATTAAGTCAAAATACAACTAACAATACTTCAAGTGTAAGATTATATGGTATTTTAAATGTTACAAATAATTATATTTCATGGTCTAGAGGAACAGCAAGTGTACATACAGAAAGCACTTCTATTGGAACTTACTATAGTAAAGGTTCTCATACACTTATACAAAGAGATTTTACATTTTCACATGATAGTAACGGTAATTTTAGTAGTTATATTGGTGCCAGTTTATCTACAACTTTTGTAAGTGGAGACTGTGGAGGAACACTTAATTTACCAAAAATTAATCGTTATCCAGTTATACAAAGTGGTAGTAACTTTAATGATGAGGGAAACCCAACAATTAAATTAACAAGTTACAATACATTTCCGATAAGAGTTAAACTTGAGGCTGGAGGTAACTCTAGTTTAATAACAAGAGATATTCCAGCTAACTCAAGCTCATATACTTTTAACTTAACTGAAAATGAACGAGATAAGTTAAGAAATTTATGTAAAACAAGTAATTCACTATCAGTGCGTGAAACTGTATGTGCTATGAACGGTAATACCGAGCTTAGTGCTTCATATAAAGATTATACAATGACCATAGTAAATGCTAACCCGACATTTGAGAATTTTACTTATAAAGATAACAATAGTACAGTCGTAAATGTTACTGGTAACAATCAAGTTTTAGTTAAAGGGTTATCGGAATTAGAGGTTATAATTGAAGCAACCAATAAAATGGTACCTAAGAAAAAAGCTACAGCTAAAAATTATGTAGCAACTATAGATAATTTAAACCAAAGCATAGAATATAGTGACGAGGAAGATTTAACAATTAATTTAGGGGTTATATCTTCTGTTGGAACTAAAAGATTAAATCTTAGAGCTTATGATAGTCGTAATAATTCAAGTCTAGTATATAAGGACATAGTTGTTTATGATTATTCTAAACCAGTAATTCATGCAAGTATTACAAGATTAAATAACTTTGAAAACCAAACTACATTAAAAGTTGATGGAACTTATTCCAAATTAACAATTAATGATGTAGATAAAAATACAATTACAAATTTACAATACAGATACAGAGAAACTGGAGGAAGTTGGAGTGATTGGAAAAATTTAGAAAGTACTATCACAAATGGAAATTTTTCTTGTAATGATGTAATTTTATCACTTGATAATACAAAATCTTTTGAGTTTGAAGTAAGAGCAATTGATAATTTACAAACTAGCGTACAATCATTAAATGTTGATGTCGGACAAGCTATATTTTTTGTTAGCAGTAATAAAAAAGCTTGTTATATCAACGGACAAGAAATGTTAACTTATGATGTAGTAGATACTTGGTAAAGGAGTAAAAATTATGTTAGAAATATTGACATCATACGCAAGTATGATAGCCTTATGTATGTATGTATGTATGTATGTATGTATGTATGTATGTATGTATGTATGGGACGCTTACGCGTCTTTTTG